TGCGGTGGTGATCGTGACCAGCTTCGCCGGCCGCGAAGCCGGGACTTCGGTGGCCATCCGGACATCGCCGGGCATCACCGATTTGAGGTAGTCGTACACCACTTTCGCGGCGTAGGGGAACACGCCGCACGCCGGGGCGGTCATCCGCCGGCCTGGTGGAAGTTGCGGATCAGGGTGTTGTGTTTGGCGTTGTCGAGGACAGCTTTCGCGCCGGCGGTGATACAGGTGGCCCGATAACTGTGCTTCGTCAAGGGTTCGTCACCCTCGGTGGACACCATGTAGCCCTTCTCGCCCGGTTTCAGGTGCAGGCCGGCGTTGCCGGTGGCAGCCACTTTGCCCATCCGTTCCACGCATTCGGTGTCGACGATGCCGCGCACCATCTCATTCCACGCCGGTTTATTGAAGGTCAGTTTGAAGTCGGCCATTCAGCCACTCACCAGTTTCAGTTTCACCACATTGCCGGGTGTCCACTGGTGGAACCCGTAGTTGTGGTCGTCGAACCCGATCACCTCGAACAAGCGTCCGTCCGGCAGGGTGATGCGGTCCTGCAGGCCGGGTGTGAACCCGTACGGGACGTACAGGTCCACGTCGGTGATCCCCCGAGAAGCGTGACCTTCCAGGTTCTCGACGGTGGCCGGGGCTATCGAAATGACCTTCACCTCCACCGGGGCCGCGAAGATCACCGAGTTGTTACCCAAGTCGTCTTCGGCGACCACCGCCGCGGCTTCATGCTCCACCACGAACGGGGTAGGGAACGTCACGAACCCTCCTCCCAGTCCCACACGTCGTCGCGGGGATACAGCTCCGACTCCAACGCCACCGACACCGAACTGCCGCACCGGTACGGGCGTAGCCGCATCTTCAACCCGTTCGTCAACCACACCGTCCCCGACGACGAATCACCGGAGCGGACGGTGTACGGGCCTGCGGTCAACGAATCGCCGGGCGCGATGCCCGCCATCCCCGGTGCCCTGTTCAACGCCGACGCCACCATGCTGGCGACCACACGGCTGACGGCGGGGGGCACCGGATCAAGTGTCGGGCAGCCCAAATACCCGGCCACCAGATCCGATGCCTCCTCCAGCAGAGTCTCCACATCACTGTCGGGGGTTCTGCCCAACGCGGCAGCGACGTCGTCTTCGGTCGCTAGCGCCATGGTTTAGCTGCCGCCACCGGTCACCGTCGCCACCGGCACCTTGTTGGCACCCAACGGTGTGGTCGACACACCCAGCACGTACGCATACCGGGCCTTGAACCGCAGCGCCACCATGTCGCGTTCCGCCAAATTGATGGAACCGACGGTGGCCTGGTCGAGGAACTTGACGGTGATGTCCTGCCGTACACCGATCTTGATGCGTGACGAGTCCAGCACGATCGCGGTGGCGGCGGTGTAGTCCCAGGCGCCGTTGGCGTTGTACACGGTTTTGAAGCCGCCGAGGTTGTCGCCGCGGAAGATCGGGGCGCCCTGTAAATCGCGGATGTTCTCCACGTCGTAGCGCAGCGACAGGCTGGTGATCATCGTGTCGGCGACGAACCCGTTCTTGGCGAGTTTCTTCGCCGCCTGGTTCGCGGCGCCGACGACGTCGTTGGCGTTCGCCGCGCCGGTGGTGACCGACGCAGTCTGGCTTGCTGCCGACGCCGCCGGCACCAACGCCGCACTGACCCAGGATGCTGGCTTGTTGGTGCCGAAGATGACCGCCGCATCCAACACCTTCCCGATGGCAGTACCTGCTGTGGTGGAGATTTCGGTGAGGATGGAGGTGGTGGCGTCGTCGATGACGTTCTCATGTACCGGGACGATGACGGCGATTTCCTCGGCGACCATCGTCAGATCGGTCCACGTCACTTCCGACGTCGGCTTCGCCGTCGTCTCCGACGTCCAGTCCGCAACCGGCAACGTGGCCAGCACCGGCAGGTGCGTCGTCTTGGTGCCCAGACTGATCTGGGGGATGGCCTGCAGTACCGACGATGATGCGGCGGCGGAGTTGAGTAGGACGTGTGAATATGCTTCTTCGATGAGGGTCGATACTTCGGCCCTGGAAATGTCAGCCACGGGGTGGCTCCTTTCGAGTGACCCTCACCGGTTTGGTGCGGGTTATTGATGTCGCATTTGCCGCAGGGCTGCGGCGGCGCGTTCTTGCGGGTCCAACCGCGAATCCGACCCGGTCGCACCGGATTTCAGAGTCGTGCTGCTGGTGGTCTTGGCGGTTTTCGGTTTCTCTTGTTCAGCCCGCCAGGCCAGCAGTGCTTCGGCGGCGGCTTCCCATTCTTCGGGGGTGTCGCCGGTGACAGCCGCGACGGGGATACCCTTCACGGCTGCGAACGCTTTACGGCGTTCGGTGATCAGTTCTTTCTGCAAGGTGGCGTGGCTTTCCTGCAGCTTCTCCACCTCCGACTTCGACGCTTCCTGCAGGGCATCGAATTCTGTTGCCTTGCTTTTCAGTTCGTCGTAGTCGGCGTATTTGCGTTTCACTCCTGCGAGGCGTTCGCCGATGCGTTTGTTGAACTCTTCTTGGGAGGTGATGGGCTCGAACTCTTCGACCGGCTGTTCTTGTGGGGTGGTTTCGGGTTCGGGTGAATATTCTTCGGACACAACAGATCTCCGATTCTCTCGGGTGGGGTCTGCCCATTGTCCGCTGGGCGGGGCGGTTAACCTGTTGTCAGGTTACGTTTTTGGTGTTGGCGTAGCGTTTCCGCTGCCGCGCCGTGATCTGCTCTTTATTGGTCTGGTAGTACTCGCGCTGATACGCGTTATCCCGTTCGGGGTCTTCGGCGTGCCGAGCGCGGCGCATCGCGTTGACGATCGCGTCCTGATCCTTCGCCGACCCGAGTTCTTTCTTCGCGTCTTTGTACTGCTCGTTCCAGTCGTGGACGTAGTCGGGTGCGACGTAGTAGTCGCCGTCCCGTTTGGGGACGATGACGCAGTGGCATACGTCGTGTGATTTTGTGGCGGCTTCTGCTGATTCGCGGGTGTGATACACCAGCCCGCGGATCGCCAACAGTCGGCAGAACGCGCACGCATCAGGTTGGGCGTGCCGCGCGAACCTGACTTCTTCACGGCCGGCGTTGTCGACGACGGTGTCTTGGGATGCGGAGAACACCAGCCGATCAGTCGCATCCTTCAGAGCCTTTGCCGGATCGGGTTCGGTAGCTGCCCAGTCCGTCTTGTACCGCAGCGTCTCCGCGTCGGCGACCGGCGCCGGCTCCGCAGTGAACGGGGCATCCGACAGCGAGTTGTACCACTCCGCAGTGATCAGGGACGACGCGTCGAGGAACGGTTCCACCGCCGCCGGATACACATCGGCGCGTTCGGCTTCCTCGATTTCCCGCATGATGGTCGCCGCCGTATCACCAGCCAGAGCGGCCAGGCGTCCAATGATCGCCTGGAACCCATTGACCTCATCCTGGGACGGCATTCACACCCTCCGCCACCCGCGGCGGCTCTTGGGGCTGCGAACCGTTCGACGGCATCTGTCCCGGCGGTGGGGGCGCTGGGCGGGTAAGAGCGGTGATCAACTGCGTCGCCTGACCGCGCCGCACACTGTCCTTGATCGCCTGGATCTTCTGCTGCGTCAAATTCGGGATGAGTTCCAACAGCTCGGCGATGGGCACACCGGCAGCCGCGAGTTTCGCGATCCCATCCACAATGGCTCCGAAAGCGCGGGCCTCGGTGTCACGCCACACCACCTCCGCCGACTCATCCTCCGACGTGGCGGTGTCCCCGTCGATTTGGGCTGCGAGTCTGAATGTCTGTTCCCACGACTCCCCGAAACTGTCACGCTTGGACTGCAACTTTCTCTGTTGGTTGGCTTCCGCCGCCGCCAACGCTTCCGCGCTGACGTTGATCAGCTTTCCCGTCACCTGGGCTGGGCTGATCTGCGCGACCATCGCCACATGCTCCAACATCTCCCCCAACACCGAGTTGTACTGCTCCATGTTCGCCGGCGGGAACGACTGGGCTTTGACGTCGGGGTCGTCGAACGTCCACACCCTCTTCGCCGACGCTTTCAACAGCTCCGACTCTGTGCCCGACCAACCAGAGATTACCTTTTGGGGGAACGCACCAAACCTCGACACCAACAGCCGGTCGAAGTTCACGGTGTTGATGGCTTTTTGAAGAGTGAGCAGCGGCGCGATCTCCCCGACAATCAGATCCTCAGCATCCCTAGCGTTGACGAACCTGACCACCGGGCACTGCGCGGCGCCGTGCGCCACCGGTTCACCGAACCCGCGAATAGTGGCAGCCCTCGCGACGTTGGTGGCGTTCTGATCCGCCGGCAACACCGGCATCTCCCCAAACTCGAGCGGATACATCACCTCGTCGTCGTACAGGACGCCGCGGCGGAACGGCTTCGCATACGACTGGTCGACCCAGGTTTCGAACGCGTACTGCGGCCACTGATCGGTCTGCGGGTCCTCATACACCGCCAACAACTGCCGCGGTGACCGGGGCCGCCACAGGGCGCCCACCTCATCGTCCTTCGTCACCACCACATACGAGGCGCCGTACGTCACCGCCGGCCGGTACACCTCGACCTGGCGGGCGTCCATCCGATTCGCCTGCCACGACGCCCACGCTGTGCTGTTCTCCTTCGCCAGGGCGTCCCGGTAGCCGATCACCGACAGGTTCTGCACAAACGAATCCCGCACCAACGACAACACATTCTTGATGGACAGCTTCGCTAAATCCTTGACTTCCTGCCCCGCACCCAACGGCACCTCCGGCTGCCCCCGCACACCAGACACGTGTTCGTAGATGGTGTCCAGCCACACCCGCTCCGCATCGTGCAAACGCCACATATCCGTCACCAGAGTGCGAATGTCCTCTTCATCCAACATTTAGACGAACACCGCCTTCCCAGTTCGTTTCCGTGGTTGCGCATCAATTTCGCCGCTCGTTAAACCCCACAACGCCAACGTGCTGGCGACTATCGGCGTGATGTCCGCATCAGAATCCCGCCGTGACCAACCCCACCCGCCGTCCCCAATCGCCCGCCGCCGCGCCACCGACAACGCCACATTCAGCGACGGTTGATCCAAGTGTTTGAGCTGCCCGTCCATCACCGCGTCGTAAAACCCGCCACACGCCTTCGCCATCTGTGATCGCTGGATCGCCGTCACCGTCACACCCTGCTGCCGCAACGGGTCCACCAGAGTGGTTGCCGCCGCACTGCCGTCGATCACGACAGCCCGCACCTCATGCCGCGCACATATCTGAACGAACTTCTCAATCCCCCAGTCAGGTTCACCGCGCCGCGTCTCAACCACATCCACATACGGGACACCATCCGTCGTCCACGATGCTGACGCGATGGTGGCGCTTGAACGGTCAGGAGAGACATCGATAGAGACAGCGACCTGTCCGCCGACATCCCGCAGTTTCGTGTCGGCGCACACATGCCAGCGGTCTGCCGAGATGACCCGTCCGGATGTGCCGCCGTTCCAAATACCGAGCCGTTCACGGCGGAACGTGTCCTCGTCCATCTGGTCATACTCATCACCTATCGTGGCCGCATCCAGGCGGATTCCCAGCGCCGGGTTCGCCGCCGCCCATCCCGCCCGATCATCAATGTCCACCGACTCGTCGGCGCACCATTCGATCCAGCACAACCGGTCATCAATACCGGACCGCCCCAAATCCCGCTGCCGCGCGAAGATTGATCCGTCAGCATTCGGGCCCGGCGGCGTCCCCGTATAGAACGTCTGCGGATTCTTCGACGCCGACACGGTCGGCAACAACGCCGCCAACGCATCCCCAGCCAACTCCTGCGCCTCATCCATGACCAACACATCCGCCGAAAAGCCGCGACCCGAGTTCTTCGACCGCGCCACCACCTGAAACGACCCGCCGTTGTCCAAGAACACGGCCTCCTGACCGTTCGCCCGCCGAATCGTCCGACACCGCGCATGCAACTTCGGGAACCGGCGCGGATTGTCGAAGAAATACAGCAACCGCGCAAACGCCCGCTGCGCCGTCTTCACCTCATGCGCCGTGTGCAGGACCCGTTCACCCAACATCAGCATCCCGTACAGAATCCGCATCTCCAGCAGCGCATTTTTACCGTTCTGGCGCGCCAGGGACAGCCCACACCGCGGCGATGCCCAACGTCCATCCGCCCGGGTGCCGAGCCATCCGTTCAACACGAACTCCTGCCACTCATCAGGCACCAGCTCATAGCTGGACGCCAAATAGATGGCGTCGGCGGCGTCGGCGCGACTAGCCGCTGACGGAATCGACGCCACCGCCGGGGTCTGCACCCCGGTCGGAACGTCGCATAGCAAGCTCATCGAAGACCCGGTCCTCCATTGTTTGTTCCCCGCCGGCGGCATCGATGGCGGCGAGTACGTTCACGAACTGATGAGAAAGTGCTGCTAGGTCGCGTTTGCTGTCGCAGGATTCGATTTCCCGTGCCAGTAGGTCGCGTAGGTTACGCAGCGTTTCGGTGCGGTCCCCGGTGTGGGCGACGGTGGTGAGCAGACGCCGTCTAGGCATATGCGGCTCCTGTGGAAATTATGTTGGAGGGATAGACGAAGCAATAGGCTTCCTCCTTT